ATCCCCAGCGTCTTGAATCCCAAGAACTTCCAACATCTGGCGGTGTAGCTTACCCAAGTCGTATAGCTGTGGAGCCTGTTGAGACAACTGAAGAGCTGCCTGATACTGCATGATCCGCTGGGACATTGTCGCAGCATTGGGGTCAGACACAGGTATAACGTCCACACGAGAGTCAAAATCTTCTTGGCGATTAAAGTCACCATCCATCTCGTAAGCATACTCTGACGGCATGTAGTCACGGATGATGCTAGACAAGAGGCGAAGCTCTTTCTTCATAGCTGCATGCATACGCGCCTGAACACCAGACATAACTTTCATGGAGCGTTCCATCAAAGCGAGGGTAGAACCCACTGGTGCCTGAGCATTCATGTCACCTACTTGAATGTCCGCAACTGAACCAATGCGTCTTCCCTCTTCGACAATGTTTCCCAATAGAGAGTAAAGAACGCTCGATGGTTCCTTGTAAGGGATGAACGTAATCGAATCCCGAATAGCACCACCCGGAACGTCAACGTCCCTGAACTCACCCGGCATAAGCGGCGTGTCGTCCCCTTTAATGCGGAGACCCCTAGCTTTAAGGCCAGCAGGCAGATTCGATAATGTACCAGCATCAACGAGCTGGCGAAGAATTGAAGTAGCAGACTTGGCGAGACCACCGATGAGATGAATAAGGCCCGTGCCATAAAAACCCAATCCCGGCAAATACTTATAATGGACAAAGTGTAGTCGTTTCTTTTTCTTATCATCGTCTTCGTACCAGTTCCTTCTGATAGCAAGTATCTCCCTAGAAGACTTGTCTATGGTAATAACATAGGGGCGAGCGATCCCGTCTGGATCATCAAACTCTTCTGGCATGTTCATGGTTACATGCATCTCAAGAATTGTGTGTCGATCATCATCCTCAATGACAGCACTCTCCCCATCGAGTTCGTCATATTTTTCCTGAATGTCAGAGAAGTCTGGCTCTGGAGCAGGGAGGTCAACATCACGATACATCCCAGCAACCTGTAACTCCAAGATTTCATTAGATGTTTTCTTCATGAAGTGGGTGTAGCGTGGGCATGACGCCAGATCAGATGCACCATACGAGGCGACAAAGTCTTCTGCAGGTACAAACATAGATACAGGGCGATCCTCTAAGGGATCGTAATATACCTTTTTGAATGCAGAACCAGCGAGTGGGAGCTTGAATAGCATCTGCTCTGTCTCGTCGCGGTACTCAGTCATCTCCTCTGTGAGAAGGTAGTTCATTTCTGTCTGGATACGATCAGCTTGATCCAGCTTCTCAGGGGTCATTTTACCCATAATCTTAGTCCGGCAAGGGCCAGATGCAGGGAAAAGTTCCCCCATAGCCTGTGCTTGGAAGCGCACAACAGCCTCAGTAAGTACTGGGTGAAACACGCCAGATGCACCCTGCCATGGTTGGCTGCGGTCTTCTATCTTCATGCCCAGCAAATCCAAACCCTTGACGTAGGCTCTTGCCCAATCACGGCGTGATTCACGGTCTGACTCAAAGTCTTCTACAAGTTCTGACGCCATGCTTTGAAGAGTTGACTCATCAATAAGTTCAGCAAGGTTCTCGTCATGATCACCCCCCATGATCTCATCTGAGATGCCACCCTCAAAGTCTATGATGACCCCACCGTCACCTGTGTCGATAGATATTGCTTCTGGATTTATAACTTCGACTTCGATTTCTTCAGCCTCTGTTCCTTCGATCTCAAAATCTGAAGGTTCCATTTGCTTCTCTATAGCCATGACTTGCTCCTAGTAGTACTCAACTGGTCTTCGATATTTTGGTTCGTCATCCCAGTCATCTGATTCAGCTCTCACCCAGCCGCCTTGTCTAAACCTTAGCAGAGCTTGAGTGGTCGAGTCCACTAAGTCGTCATGATCCCCAGAGGGGAATGACGCGCATTCCTCGATCACTTCTTCTGCCCATCTGGTAGGTGGATACCATATTGCACCACTTGCAAACAAGTCTGTTACTGCATTTACCCTAGCAATCTTGTCCTGACCCCTAGATGGGGTGAACTCAGTAACAGGTATTCCCATAGCTCTAAGCTCAAATATAAGGGGCGCACCAGACGCTTTCTTCTCCACGATCATCTGATCTGGCTCAAACTCCTGATACTTGTCGTAGGCAGCTCTCTTCAGATCAGGAAACTCTAGTTTCTCTTTATACGCATCAAGCAAGATAATGTTTGGCTGAGACCTGCCATTACTGTCTGGGTGATAGAATACGCCCCACGTTGTACAGGCGCTATAGTCAGATCGTTGCGTCTTTAAGAACGCAGTATCCCAAGATTGGATAATAGCTTCGCATGGTGGTGGCGTAAGGCTGTCCCACTCCCTCCACCATTCGCGTTTGATGAGCGCACCCTCTTCGGATGTCGGGTCTTGCTGATACTGAGCTGACCACTTGGATACAGGAAGTTCTGCCTTTAGAGCTTCAAGCTCTTCTTCAGACCAGAACTCAGGCCAGAGCGGCCTTCCAGAAGGCATCAGTGCCGGGAACTCTATGACCTCCCAGTCATCCATCCCCTTCCTGTCACCCGTGGATTTTAAAATCTGACCAGTCAAATCTTTGTTTGACCATCTAGTCATGACGACAATAATAGCACCACCGGGCTGCAGTCGCTGTCTTGGGCCTGATGTGTACCATTCATATACCCGGTCATAGACATCGCTATTGAACTGCCCTTGCTGGGCGTCTTGCTCACTATGAGGATCATCAATGATTAGAAGGTCCGCACCCTTACCAGTCACAGCACCGCCCACACCAATAGCAAAGTAATCCCCCCGCTTGTTCGTGTTCCAACGTCCAGCAGCCTTTGAGTCACTAGAAAGAGTGATACCCTTAAAGACTTTCTGAAAATCTTCAGACTGAATAAGGTTCCTGACCTTACGACCAAAGCCAACCGCTAACTCTGCAGTGTGAGCTGTCTGAATAACCTTCTTGTGTGGATACCTACCCAAGAACCAAGCAGGTAAAAGGAAGGAAGCAAACTCAGACTTAGTATGCCGTGGCGGCATATTGATGATGAGTCTCTTCAATTCACCTTTGGCTACCCGCTCAAACGCTTCAGCCATAGTCTTGTGGTGCCTGCCTGATATAAAGCTGGGCCACATGATGTTCACAAAACTTATGAAGTCATCCTTGGCGTTTACCTTGTTCTCCGCATCCTCAAGCTCACTCATTAGCTCTAAAAGCTCTGCCTGTTGCTCTAACGGCAATTGAGCGATCTTGTCTTTCATCGCAGCTAATTTCTGCATAGTCCCTCCTTTAGGTGGCAGGCGGACAAAGGTGGGGACAGTCCACCTGCCTCAAGACAAACCATGGGAGTCTAGTCTGCCTCGCGCGTATTATATTATATACTATACAATATATCTACCTATATAGATATTAGACTACCTATTATAGTTAATAGACTACCTATTATAATAGGAAATGAGAGTTTTCCTTAAAGAGTGACGTTGCGTAACTTGCGATAAAGTGACGTAACGTAATTTAAACGGATTTAAATCGCGATTATAATCCGTTTTGTACATTGGATATAGTTCTATTGAACTAATTTATGACTTTATGTACGGTGTGGGAAAGGAGATGATGATATGGAAGTTTCTATACCTATGATTTGGGACATTGTATTGGTTCTTATAATCGCTCCTTTGGCGTGGTGGTTCAATCAAGTCCATAATGAAGTAAAGAGACTTAACATTCTCCTTAACATGACCCGTGAAAACTACATGAAGCGGGAAGATCACCAATCAGAACTCAATCGAGTCGTTGATCACCTACTTCGCTTAGAAGGTAAGATCGACAAGTTGGCAGAAAAGCACTAATTAAGCGCCTCCCAACCACGGCACTAACATATAATAGCTCATATAAAGAAACTGCTCGCTAAGGGAGTACGCTATCAGCCCACATCTGTTGGCGATACAGCGAGCATACCCAGACTATAGGTCCATTTGCTTTTTTTTATTTGAATTTAGGAGGGGGTCTAGGATTCCTCAGCTTATGTAATCGTTCGTGGGGAATACTATGTATACGCATGCGTGTGCGGGTGCGCGTCACAGGGGGGGTGGGGGCGGGTGGGGGTCGCGCGTTCCACCCAATGGAAACGGGGCGGGGCGCGATCCACTCGATCCGGTCAGCCAATCATCCCAGCAGTCGATCCAGCTTGGCCTGAAGCTCCGACTTGATCGTTGCGGCGTCACGCTCAGTCTTATCCTCAGTCTCTACCTTGTCAGTGAAGAGTGCCACGCTCTTGCCCAATAGCTCCAACGCACGAACACGAGCGCCGTCCGAATTATCAGGATCCATCGCCTCATCTTGAAGTCGTTTCAAAACGAAGTCTGATCGAGAGAGGCTCTGCATGCGCTGCTGTTGCTCTCTATCACGATGTAGCTGATCTAATCTTGCTGCGATCTTGGGGTTTATGACTAGCTCATGCGCCTGTCTATGTATCGTTGCTGGCTTCATGTTCTCTGCATCATACGCCTCTCTGTACGCATCACTAAACGATAGGCCTGAGAAGACACCCATACAGAACGCCTCTTGCTTCTCTGTGAGACCATTGGGCAGGTTGGCACTCCTTGCGCTTACCCTATCCCTTACCTTTGTCTTGGTGCCTGTGTTCTTGTTCTCTATTACTGTGAGCTTGGGTTGCTTGGCGCTG